ATCCTTATGGAAGGTCGTCAACAAGGTAAGACGACAACTAGTGCAGCATATATTTTATGGTATACCCTATTTCAAGAATCGAAACAAGTCGCGATCTTGGCAAACAAAGCCACCGCCGCCCGTGAGGTCTTATACAGGTATCAGTTAATGTATGAGAACCTTCCAATCTGGTTACAACAAGGTGTAACTACTTGGAATAAAGGTGACATCGAGCTTGAGAATAATTCTAAAGTATTCACAGCAGCAACGTCTGCATCTGGTATCCGCGGTAAATCTGTTAACATGCTATATGTCGACGAAGCTGCGATCATACCTAATAACGTAGCAGAAGACTTCTTCACTTCAGTTTATCCTACGATATCTGCGGGTGAAACGACAAAGATCTTATTAAGTTCCACTCCGTTGGGTTACAACCACTTTTGGAAGTTTTGGAACGATGCTGAGAATAAACGTAACGACTTCGTTCCATTGTTTATACCATATACTTCTATCCCAGGTAGGAATGAAAAATGGGCAGAGGAACAAAGGAGACAGCTTGGTGAACTAAAATACAACCAAGAGGTTATGTGTAACTTCCTTGGTTCTGCACTCACTCTGGTGCGTGCGGATGTGATCGGGAGGATGTCTGCGGGCTTCATTATACATAGTAAGGATGGCCTTGATGTGTATGAAAGACCGGTTAAGGATCACAGTTATGTGCTAGTTGCAGATACTGCAAAGGGTGTGGGAGGAGACTTCTCAGCCTTTTCTATCATAGATGTAACAGCTGCACCATACAGACAGGTGGCAAAGTATAGAGACAACAGTATTAGTCCTATGCTATTCCCATCAGTCATATATAAAGTAGCAACAGAATATAATAAAGCATACGTATTGTTAGAGGTTAACTCCTCAGAGCAAGTTGCCATGATCTTATACGGTGAGATGGAATATGATAACCTATTGTTTGTCAATAGAGGCGTGGACGGTCAGGTAGTATCAGGTGGCTTTGGTGGAGGTAAAACTCAGCTAGGGGTAAATACTGATAAGAAAGTAAAACGAATTGGTTGTATGAATTTCAAGTCTCTGGTGGAAGAGAATAAGTTGCTTGTACAGGACATAGACACCATTGCTGAGATCTCAACCTTCATCGAGAACAATAAAGGCTCATACGAAGCTGATGAAGGTTATCATGATGACTTGGTTATGACATTAGTGTTATTTAGTTGGTTGACAACAAACCCATACTTTAAAGAACTCAATAATATAAACATGAGAGAGATAATGTATGAGAATCGTATTAAACAGATAGAAGATGAGCTTACCCCCTTTGGATTCTATGATGATGGACAGGGTATGCAGGACTCTCAGGTCCTATTGAATTTTTAGAACTTATAAATATAGGTATAGAGGTGACTCTAGAACTTATATCATAAAAAACACATAATTTAAGGAGAAACAAAAATGCCGTTCCAATTATCTCCAGGAGTTGCGGTAGTCGAGAAAGACTTTTCAGGTATCATTCCAGCGGTTTCAACATCTGCTGGTGCTTTTGCCGGTGCGTTCACATGGGGTCCAGTACTTGATCCTGTTACTATTTCATCAGAAGTTGTTTTGGTCCAACGTTTTGGCAAACCAACAGATGCAACAGCACAATCATTCTTCACTGCAGCAAATTTCCTTGCATATACAAATAACCTATTGACAGTTCGTGCTGATACAAACGGCAACAGAAACGCAGTGGTTACACAAACAGGTACAGTAACTAGTATCACTATGGACTTACATGGTGACTCATATGTAACTGCTCCTTCAGTACAAATCGGTGCACCAAACGTTACTGGTGGTATCCAAGCTACAGCTCATGCAGTATTAGTTTCAGATGGCGTAGATCATATCGTTATCGATAATCCAGGTACAGGTTATACAGCTGCACCAACAGTTACTATCGCTACTTCATCTGGTACACGTGCTACAGCACATTCAGCTATCACTACTTCAGGTATCAAGATCAACAACTTTGATGTATACTCTGCATCATACGCTCATGGCGAAGGTGTTGTTGGTGAATGGGCTGCTAAATACCCAGGTGCTTTAGGTAACGGATTAAAAGTTTCTATGGCTGACTCAACAAAGTATGCTGGTTGGGGCGGTATCCCATCAGGCGAATCAAAAGGTATCTACGAAGCTGAGTTTGACTCTGCTCCAGGTACTTCAACTTATGCAGCTGGTGTTGCTGGTTCAAACGATGAACTACATGTATTAGTTATCGACGAAGACGGTACATGGTCTGGCACTGCTGGTACAGTATTAGAAAAATTTGCTTTTGTTTCAAAAGCTTCAGACGCTAAAAAATCAGATGGTACAAACAACTACTATAAAGATGTGATCAACTCACAATCTAAATATATCTGGTGGATGGATCATACAACATCAGTAGTTTCAACAGTTCATGGCCAAGGTTCAAGCGGTCAAGCTTGGGGTCAAGCTGCAGCGGGTGTTGCATTTAAAGATCTTCAAGATGCTGTTACAAAATCACTATCAGGTGGTGTTGATGACTTAAACCCAACAGATGGTCAACTAATGAATGCATACGCATTGTTTGCTAACGCAGAACAATATGATGTTTCATTGATCCCACTAGGTAAAGTATCTTCAACTGTAGCTACATACGTTATCAACAACGTAGCTGAAGAAAGACTTGATTGCGTAGTGTTTGCATCTCCACAAAATAACTCAACAGGTGATATCATCATCGGTTCTGGTTCAGATGCAACTAATGCTATCTTGACATACCGTCAAGCATTACCTAGCTCATCATACGCTGTGTTAGATTCTGGCTTTAAGTATCAATATGACAGATACAACGATAAGTATCGTTGGGTTCCACTCAACGGTGACGTTGCTGGTTTATCTGCTCGTACAGATTACACAAATGATCCATGGTGGTCACCAGCTGGTCTAAACCGTGGTCAAATCAAGAACGTTGTTAAGCTTGCTGTTAATCCAGGTAAAACAGAACGTGATAACCTTTATAAAGGTGGTGTTAACCCAGTTGTTAACTTCCCAGGTCAAGGTACAGTTCTCTTCGGTGATAAGACATTGCTTGCTAAACCTAGCGCATTTGATCGTATCAACGTACGTAGACTATTCATTGTACTTGAAAAAGCAATTGCTACAGCATCTAAATATCAATTATTTGAATTTAACGATGCATTCACAAGAGCTCAGTTCAAGAATTTAGTAGAGCCGTTCTTAAGAGATGTACAAGGTAGACGCGGTGTTACAGACTTCCGTGTAGTTTGTGATGATACAAACAATACAGGTGAAGTAATCGATCGTAACGAGTTTGTTGCCGATATCTATATTAAACCTAACCGCTCCATCAACTTCATTACATTGAACTTTGTTGCTGCTAGATCTTCAGTAGCGTTCAGTGAAATTGGTGCATAGCATATAAATAATAAAGGAAAAATAAAGGATAAAATATGGCAAACATTAGCGATTTTAAAGCACAACTAGTTGGTGGCGGAGCACGCGCCAACCAGTTCCAAGTGCAATTAACATTCCCTTCATTTGTTGTTGGTGGACCTGCCATTGGATTGCAATCACAGTTCTTATGTAAAGCTGCTTCATTGCCAGCTGCAAACATTGAGAACATGCCTATCCAATACCGTGGTCGCGCTGTTAACTTTGCGGGTGAAAAGGTATTCCAACCATGGACTGTATCAGTCTACAATGACACAACATTTAACATCCGTAATGCGATGGAAAAATGGTCAGATGGTATTCAAAACAATAGTCAAACAAACGGTCGTACTAATCCGCGTGATTACCAAGTGGATCTACAAGTATTCCAACTAGATCGTAATGGTGCAGTTGTCAAGGCTTATAAGTTCCATGACGCTTATCCAGTTACAGTTGGTCCAATCGCTGTTGACTACGATACAGTTAACCAAATTGAAATCTTTGAGTGTGAGTTTGTTTACAACTACTGGACATCAGATACAAGTACAGCTGGTTCGAACTTTGGAGTAACTACAACAGTTAATACTCCATTAGGTTCATTCCCAATCAACATCTAAGTTGGTTTGGGTTAATATTATAGGGGTTATATAATGGAAATTTTTGGTTTCGAGATAGCAAAGAAAAAGGTCAAAAGGCAGCAGGGAACAGAAGTTGTAACCCCTGCGCCGGATGACGGCTCGACGGTAATCTCCACTCTTGGAGCTGCAGCAGCCTATTATGGCATGACTGTAGACCTTGAGGGTGTTATCAAGAATGAGAATGATTTAATCCGCCGATACAGAGAGATATCTCAGTACGGTGATTGTGACAATGCTGTAGAAGACATCGTTAACGAAGCTATCGTTGCTAATAACAATGAGCAGATCGTTGAAGTAGTATTAGATGACGTTAAGTTGTCTAGTTCTGTTAAGAAGATGATCACTGATGAGTTTGAGGAAATCCTTAAGCTCTATAAGTTTGACAGCAGAGGTCACGACATATTTAGGTCATGGTATGTAGACGGCAGACTATACTATCACATCCTTATTGACAACGAGAATATTAAGAACGGTATTCAAGAACTACGCTTCATTGATCCACGTAAGATCAGACGTATTAAGAATATCAAAAAAGGTAAGAACGATAAAGGTATCGACGTCGTAATTGGTATAGAAGAGTTCTATATCTACAACGATAAGGGTATCAACGAGAACACAAGTCAGGGTGTTAAGTTATCGATTGATTCGGTAATCTATGCTCCTTCAGGCTTGATCGATGCTAACTCTAACACTATGTTAGGTTACTTACATAAAGCGATCAAACCTGTAAACCAATTAAAGATGATCGAAGATTCTCTTGTTATCTACAGAGTATCACGAGCACCTGAACGTAGGATTTTTTACATTGATGTAGGTAACTTGCCAAAGCTTAAAGCTGAGCAATACGTCAATGATATTATGAATAAGTATAGGAACAAAGTTGTCTATGATGCCAACACTGGCGAGATCAGAGATGATCGTAAACACCTCTCTATGATGGAAGACTTTTGGATGCCACGTAGAGAAGGCGGTAAAGGTACTGAGATCACTACATTAAATGGTGGTCAGAACCTAGGTCAGATCGAAGACATCAATTACTTCCAAAACAAGTTGTATCAATGCTTGAATGTACCAGTATCAAGGATGAAGACCGATCAAGGTTTCAGTCTTGGTAGAACAAATGAGATAACCCGTGATGAGATTAAGTTCAATAAGTTCATTGAACGTATCCGTCGCAAGTTCTCGGTATTGTTTGCAGAAGCATTAAGAGTACAGCTAGTTGCTAAACAGATTATTAGGCCTGATGAGTGGGATGCGATCGCACAAGATATACGATTCGATTTCCAAGAAGATAACCACTTTGCAGAACTAAAAGATTCTGAGATCCTAAATAATAGGATTAATACTTTAAACATGTTACAACCATTTATTGGTACGTTCTATAGTTTAGAGTATGTAAAACGAAATGTTCTCAAGCAATCTGAAGAAGAGATTGAAGAGATGCAGAAACAAATGGATTCGGAGACGGATCAAATGCAAGCTATGATGGCTATGCAAGGCGGAATGCCGGTTGATGGCGGTATGGGAGCAGGACCCAATCCTCCTGGTTTACCACCACCACAATCATCTAATAAACCTAAAGGAGAAGTATAATGTCACAAGGCGTAAAAGATTTAATCGCAGCTATCAGCACAGGCGATGCACAAGCTATCGATACAGCATTCAATGCTGAGATGGCAAACCGTATCGGTACAAGACTTGAAGATATGAGAGCTACAGTAGCTAAGAATATGTTTGCTACAGAACAAGCCGTTGAAGAAGTTGGCCCTGGTGATGAAGCTGAAGAAGCTCCAATTGAAGAGCCTGCTGAAGATGCAGAACCATTTGAAACTGAATAATGTTTAATCCTCTCAGCAACATGAATGTGTCAAGCCTTGGCTTAGACGCAGATCTATTAGAAGCGGCGGCTAAATGCGGCTGCAAAAAAGAATCTGCATATAACCCAACCTGCAGCATGGACGATCTTAAGTCTGAACCAAGTGGTTCAACTCCAGATGCAATGAAAGTTAATGTTGCTTATGAGAGTAAAAAGAAAATGAAAAAAGAAGGTGTGTTTGGTGACCAAGAACCAGGTGGTCCTAAAACTTATACAAAGGATAATCCAGTATAATGTACTATGGTAAGTTTCTTAAGTCCATCAGAGGCACATCCGCTCAAGTTAGATCTTATGGTCATATCATTGAGCAAGCATCCAACGGTAAGATCCTTATCGATGGTGAAAAAACATCTTTTACAGATTTAGAGGAAGCAAGACAATACGTTAAAACACAGCAATATACGAAGACTATAGAAGAACAAGTTAAGACAGAATTATACGAAGATATCCCAGACAATAAGATAGCGAATATAATTAAAGAGCATCATGATATTAAAGTTACTGATACATTAATAGAGTCATACATAGAACTTGCTTCCTCTAAACTTTTTACTGTAGACCCTGTTGTATTAGAGAT